CGAAACAGGTCTGCCTTGCGCTGGGCCTGCTCGGCTACGAGCTGCAGCTCGCTTACCCAAACGACCTCGCACCATCCTCGGAAGTCCGCGCCTGCCTCGACCTGGAGTCGGATATGCCGCACGCTTTCGCGTAATGCCGCCCAGACGCTCGTGCTCTTGCCGATGCCGCTAAGGCCAAAGACGGACAGCGAAAAACCCGCCTTGGGACGATTCTGTTCGAATACGACAGGTCGCCAGCTGTCGACCGTCGCGCGGAGCTTCGGGTCAAGTTTTCGCCACCATTCCGAGTCGCGCTTGGCAAACGGCCAGTTTGGGACCGCTCCTGCCACCGATAAGCGCCATTCCTTAAGCCTTGCTAGCGCCTCGTCATGCTCGGCTTTCTTGGCTGCGTTTTCGTCTGGCTGGAGCGCCTGTAGCTTTTCCAGCATTGCTGCAAAATCCATGTTTCCCATCTCGGACATAAAACCTCCTCAGAGCTGGACCGTGCGCGACATGAGGTCGGCAAGCCATGCGTCGTTATCCTCGCCTTCGCCTTGAACCGTCTTGCTGTTGGCTTTGCGTTGCGGTTGCACCTGGTCTTTGAGCTTCCATCCAAGGACCTGCCGCAAGCGTCGCTCATTGGCTCCCGTTTCAGCCTCGGCAGCGGCAGCGGCGACAGCATCCTCGGCATGCTTGTCGGTCAGCTTCAGCGCCAGCGGACCAAGGCCACCGACAAGTCCTTCGGCAACGTCGGCATGATCGAGACCTGCGAACTTTTTGTTCGCAGCTAGAACGATGGCAAGGTGCTTCGCCTTCGGATCATCTGGCACACGAGCAGCCGCCTCGCTCGCGCGCGCTCTTTCTTTCTCATCTTTATTTATTTCTTTCTTTATTTCTTTACGTTCCGTGTAACTTTCATCCGTTACACCTGAAACGGTGGCCGTTACATTAGGCGCCTGCTCAGCTTTCTGACGCTCTCGAAAGCGGCGAACGCGCTCGGTCGATGAGGTAACCGTGCCTTGCTGCTCGGCGTGACTCTGAAGAAGCCAGGATCCGTTTTCCAAAACGGCAATAAATCCGTCGCAAATTAGCTCGTGGACCAGCGTATGCGCGTCCTCGTTGGACATACGAAAAACGACGGCAGCCCATTCTGTTCCGCGCCGTCCTGGGTTAATGATGCCTTCGCGCGTCGCTTCTCCCTGCAGCAAACGATACAATCCACGAGCTTGCCAGCTAAGGGTTTGCCAGGCTCCGCTTTCGCGCGGAAACACCTTGATCCAAGATTCCTTGGACCAATCAACCATTGTCCACGTCCTTCGCGATAAGCTTGCGAGAAGCTTTGCCAACAACCGCTGGCACCCAGCTTGGCGGCGTGGGAATCTTTAGCCGTTCACATGCGGCAATGACGCGCACATATGAACCACGGAAAACGGGCTTTCCAGCGTAAATCTTGGCCAATGTGCCAGGGGCTACATCGGCATGGTAACAGAGGTCGCGTCGCTGTTCTTGATCGAGCATGGCGCCGATAGTATGCGCCAATGTTGAGACAGTCAAGAATTAGTTTTCGCCATTCTTGGGCATCCCGATGCTGATTTCTACGCCAAGCTTTCCCTTGCGCTGGTCGTAGCACCATTCCCATCGGGATGACCCGTCGTCGATTCCAACCCACGCCGCTACCGCATCGCGAACAGCTTTTAGTGCGCCGCGCAGGTTATCGTCGTCGAGTCTTCGAGGCGACCTACGGACAAGCAAAACGCGCACAGCGCCAGCTTGGCGGAGCTCGTCCAGTACATGACCGTATTGACGCAGTGCCATCGTAACAACCGCGCGCTGCATCTTGACGCGCCTGGCCTTGCGCGCCCAATGCTCGCGCTGATTCGCTTCGCTGACAGTCTGAAGCGACAGGTCGAGCTGGATCACTTGCCCTGCCGTTTCAGCGCGCGCTTGCGTAGCCAGTTCATCACGGAACCGCTTGGATACGTTACGGGAATGGTGGCGCCTAGCGTCGTGCCATCGCTCGCGCAGACTTCGGCCCATCGTCTCTTGGTGCGCGCAAAGTCCTTCGATGCGTCAAGCGCGTCGTAGAGGTCCTCAAATTCAGCGACCATGCCAGTTTCGTCCCACACCTGGTAGTTCATCGCTGGAATGGTCCAAGCTGCGCTAGGCGGTCAAATTCGGAACGCTCCTCGGCGTCCAACCAGCTCGACGCCGGAACAGCGCCATCGGTCCATGCCTCCAGCGCCAGGGCACGAGCATGGCTCGGCCTGCTTTCGCCGCTGCACCAGTAGGTCGCGGTCGCAGGCGAAACGCCAAAAACACGCGCAAGCTCCCGCTGCGTAACATTTTTTGCATCAAGCCACGCGGCGAGCTTGGCGCTTGCAATCGTTTCATCAGCCATTGCGGCTAACGTAACCGCTCGCGAAAAAGTTCGCCACGCTTAATTTTATCTTGGCCAGCGACGTTAACCGTGCTTAACATTGCTTCGCCAACATGAACCTCGCCAACTACAGCCCGACCATGCGCGTAGTCGTCATCGCATCGCGTAGCCGCCAAAATCTTGCGGAAAGGAATAGCCGCATCGTTTCGGAAAGACCGGCTGCAAACGGCATGGTGCCGGATGCGGTGCCGACTTCGCTCATCGTCGCGTTTATGGCGTTGAGCTTTGTGGCTGCAATCTACATCGACATTTTCACCAACTAAAACCACGCTCGAGCGAGGCGAACAATGTTGGATCTAACCGAATACGAATGAGGCTACCTATGTGTAATGGTAAGTGTGCAGGTGCAAACAAGGATGAGCGTGTCACTACTATTGTGGCTGCTATAGCTAGTAATCCTGAGTTTATTCGGACAGTTGAGCGTAGGTATGGTACAGCGGGAGAAGCACCTAGCATGAAAGAGATTGCTACAGCTTTGCTTCAGCTAGAGGATTATCTGAGCCGGGGCGAGTAGCCCCGCGTTGAGCTTTGTGGCTGCAATCTACATCGACATTTTCACCAACTAAAACCATGAAAAACTATCAGCTCGCACTGGAACAGGAACCGTCCACCGCGCACGTCGATCCCATTTACTGGGACGTGTACGTTAGGGGCACGTTGCAACCAGTCATCGTTCGCGCTCGTCGCTGGTACGATGCTAGGCAGCGCGCCGCATCGTTCTACGGCACATATGTAAGGTTCAGCAGTATGGAGCTTGAGCCATCGTCGCCAGCTCCGCGCACGCAAATCCTTCGCGTTTTGGAGGCGCAATGACTCGCCTGCTCATCGTAGACTTCAGTGCCGTATTCTGGCGCAACTGGCACGCGTCGGCGGCTGAAGCTCTTACGTTTGCCCGTCAGCGAACCGTAGAACAGGTACGCGCGCACGCTACGGGGTTTGACCACGTTGCCATTTGCTTGGATTCGTCCAACTGCTGGCGACGCGATTTGTGGCCAGGATACAAGGCCACGCGTCCCGAAAAGGATGAAGCTGCGCTGGAACAAATGCGCCAGGCGCAATCGGACTTGGCGCAGATGCACCCGTGCTTAGCGCAAAAACGGTGGGAGGCTGACGACGTAATTGCGGACATCGTTAGCTATTTACCGCGCGACTGGACCGCCACAATTCTCAGCGCGGATAAGGACCTGCTTCAGCTCCTATCGAATCGCGTCGGCATGTACCATATTGCGCAAAGCAGCTTAATCACTGCCGAATCGGCATCCGAAAAGCTCGGGCTTCCGCTGGCCAAGTTTGCCGACTACCTGGCGTTATGCGGCGACAAGTCGGACAACGTGCTCGGCGTCCACGGAGTTGGCCACAAGCGCGCCGTCGAGCTGCTTCAGAAGCACGGCAATATCGACGGCATTTACGCTGCATTCCACGAGGACGATGAGCAGTTTACGCCAGCTTTGCGAAAGGCGCTGCACGATGCAAAGTTGCGCGCAGATTGCCCTATCTCCATCGCGCGCGCGCTCGTCGAGCTGCCGTGTGCGGCCAGGCCGATTACCGACGAACCAAATCCGATCGAAACCATCACCAATTGGAAACCAACCAAGGAAACAATCACCGTGACAATTGAAGCAGATTTCGACGAGCCAGCCGTCGCCCCTCCAGCGGCAGACACCATCCCGCAAGCGCCTCCTGCACCTCCCAGCGCCCCGCAGCGCGCGCTTGTAGCAGCGCCCCAAGACTGGGCGCGGCAGCTCGAGCCGACCGATAGCCGCAGCGCCTATGGACTGGCAAAGGTAGTCGTTGGATCGCGCATGTTCAGCGCATATGGCACGCCAGAGGCTGCCATGCTTGTCATCATGGCTGGTCGCGAGTTTGGGCTTGGCGCCATGGCTGCCCTGCGCTCATTTCACATCGTCGAAGGCAAGCCAACTATGTCGGCTCAGGCAATGATGGCTCGATGCTTGGAGCATCCATCGTGCAAGATGTTCCGCGTTGTTCGCGCCAAGTGCTCCAACGAACTGGCAACAGTCGAGGTCCAGCGCCATGGATGGTCGGAGCCTGAGGTCTACACCTGGGGCATTGAGGACGCCAAGCGCGCTGGGCTTGCGTCGCGACCAAACTGGTCGAAGTACCCGCGCGAGATGCTCATCAACCGCTGCATTGCGGAGGCTGCGCGTTTCGTCTGGCCTGAGGTCATGGCTGGCGTGTACAGTCCTGAGGAATTTGGAGGCGCATCGTGAACCGAGTTACGTTGTTTGGCACGCTCGGGCGCGACCCTGAGCTTAAGCAGGCTGGATCTGCATCGGTATTGCGTTTAAACCTCGCCACCAGCGAGCGTCGCAAAGACAAGGACGGAAACTGGAGCGATCACACTGAATGGCACACCGTTGTCGTTTGGGGAAAGCGAGCCGAGGCGCTGTCAAAGCTGCTGTCGAAGGGCTCGCAATGCCTGGTCGATGGCCAACTGCGCACAACGAGCTGGGAGAAGGACGGACAGAAGCGGTATAAGACCGAGGTCAGCGCAACCGACGTTGAGCTTGTGCGTAAGCAGCGCGAACAGGCGACCGAGGCTCAAGCGGTAAGCAAGTACGCTGGAACATTCGACTCGCTGGACAATGACGACCTGCCGTTTTAAGCTCTGAACGTCATCGGGCATGGACCAGGCGGGCTGCGTAACACGATACGCGGCCCGTCTTTTTTTGTGCGCTGTTCTTGACCTGGCAGTTAACTGCGGTTAACTTTGCCGCATGACCAAGACCGACAAAACAACCATTCACGATTTGGCCTGGGAATTTATTGAGCTTGGCGTTGCCGTCGATGCTAGAGCAGTTGCGTTTCACCTTGCCGCGTCTGGCGTAAAAATCGACGCTGAGACGGTCGCTTACATGGTTCGTCGGCTGCGTGTTGAGCAGGCAAAGCGCGGCCAGTGGGGACAGGTGAAGCTATGAAGCTCGCGCAGTTCCTCGAATTTCTGCCGTTCGCGTCCGACTATATGACGCTAAACGTGCCGTCTGAGTACGACCAGTTTACCGTCGAGCTTTGCTACAACTACGACGATTACGGATGGTGTGAGCTCCGTGTATTCGTGCCGCGCCGAGGCGGTTGGCGCGAAATTAAACCAAGCGCCATAGCTATGCGCACCATTGAGCGCGCGCTGAACGAGGAACAGGATGAGTTGGCCAGCTTTGTTCGATCCTGCAATCGGCGTCCTTACCTCGCTAGTAAGCTTGGACTCATCTAGCTGCCCGTCCGACATGGTTCGCGCCACGCAGGACGTTTGCATCGAGCGCCTTGCGTGGCCTGGCTATGACCGTCCCATGCTTGGTATCAGCGCGCTGCCTGAGTCGTACCTTGGACTAGATGGCGAAACATGGGACGCAGAGGCGCTTTGCGCTTCTCGTGGCCGTCGCGTCTGCCAGCTCAGCGAATGGCGCTCGGCGTGCGCTGGCACCAAGCGTGACGCATGCGGAAAGCTCGTGCCGTATCGTGCACCGTCGTGGCACCTCGTGGCGTCTCGTGACGCTCAAGAGCTGCTGCGTCTCGACCAATACCCCGACGCTGACGAGCTTGTTGCCTGCGTCGGAACAACTGGCGCGGTGGGCATGCTTGCTGCCGAGGAATGGGTACGCGTTGGCGAAAGCTACGCGCTCACGGCTGCCTACTGGTCGCGAGCTGGTGAATGTAACGACATCATAACGTCCCATTCGCCAGCGTGGCACGACTACGCATCGACCGTTCGTTGCTGTATCGACCTATGAATTGCTCGTGCAAACGCTGCAAACCTCGCGACAATGACGCGGTTGTCATCGTCGCTTTTCTGGTCCTGCTACTTTTGTTGACCCTATGACAATTATTCAACTGTTTACGATTCTTGTGCGTCTTGCGTTGCTTGAAACGCCAACGCTTCACGACGGACAAGCAAAACATCAGCAATACCTTGATGGTATGCGCGAAATGTCGCGCATCTATCTTGAGGTTGGCGCGCCTGGAGACATTGTGTCGCGCGATGCTGACCCGTTGCTGCTGGCTGCAATGGGTTATGAGGAAAGCCGCCACCGACCGAACGTCGAGGATGGTGACTGCCACTTTGTCGATCCTCGACCAAAGCAAGCATGCAACGCCTTCGGACCTCTCCAGCTCAACAAGGCCACACCCGCAATCCTCGGTCGCATTGACCAGAAATGGTCTGGTTATACCGTCGAGGCTTTGCGTAACCCGCAAACGAACGTTGAGGCGGCGTACCGACTGCTGCGCCACTACAAAGAAACCTGCCAAGGTGGTCCAGCGTCGTGGCTTGGCGCCTGGTCGGCTGGTCGTTGCACCAAGAAACCAATCCGACTTGGCTTGCGTCGATGCTACCTCGCGTCAGCGATGGCGCAAGCCGCTGGCATGGCCCAGATTGATTGCGGAGCATGGTCACCGGATAAGCATAGTGCTGCTCGTTTGCGCGCGTTAACCGCGCACGAGTGACAGATACAACTCCCACGGCCAGCGCACGTCGTTTCCGCACCCTGGATCGACGTGCGTTGACTTTTTCCATGCCTCGCTGACTGCTGCGTGGGTCGTAATTCCGCGCTTTCCAGCTAGCAGTCCAGTTGCATCAACATGCTCGACGGGAATGTTCCATCGCTGGCAAATGCCGCGCACCAGCTCCGCGCTACGTCGCAGGACGCCGAGGCCATCCTCTGGACCTTCACCATCGCGGTCCCATTGCGTCTTAAAAGCCTGGCCAACCTGCTCAATCTGGATGCCTTGGCGGTTTGCTCCAGGCGCAGCCCACGCGACGTGCTGTTCTTCGACGCAGCGAAAGATTGCGTCAGCGCCAACGACGTAATGCGCTGATGCTTGCGGAGCCGATGGCCCTGCGAACCATTGCGCTACCGACCTAGCTACGCCGCGACGGATTGGATTTTCGGTCGAATGCAGCACCACGAGGTCAACCGACGTACGATTCGCGACGGTATAATTGCGCGCCTGGATATGGGTCCATGGCTCAACCTTCGGCGGGTCAACCTTGTCGCCTGGCTGCGCTGGGCGCCAAACGTGGAACGTTGTCGCGTAATCCGTATGCTGGCTGCCAGCGTGCGCGTTCGACGGGTTTTGGATCTTGCTTCCGTCTGCCTTCCACCATCCGTAGATGGCGCCGCCGTTTGCCCAGTGCTTGCCAGCGTTGCTGACAGGTTCGCCAGCCCAACCGCGCTGCTTTAGGCGCGCCCAGACCTCGGCGTCATGCTGCTCGCACCAGAGCTGCGAACGCATGTTCGCGTTGCGGTACGCATCGACCGACGCTTGCACGTTTGCGGGCACGCCAGCGTCCGCGAGCTGCTGCATGCTCGGCATGGTGCATGGAGCGATGAACAGCGACGCCAAATGTAGTGCGTCATATTCCGCAATCGACGGCAGTCGCCAGCCTTTTGACTTTGCCCAGGCATCAGCCGCTACCGGCGACAAGCGCGCGAACAACTGGCCGTCTTTATCGACAATAGGCAAACGCGAAACGGCACCACCGGACGGGATGGCTAGCCAGCCTGCCGAGTGCAGGTCACAAGCTCCAGCGCGCGAAACGTAGGCAGTGGCAGTCATTCTAAAGCCTTTCCAACCTCGGCAGCCGATGGCAGCTCAACCGGCTTGGGCAACGGCGCATCAGTTTCGGCGCCGCCACCAGCTCGAGCTGATAGCACGCCAAGCGCATCCAATGCCGCGACGAGCTCCGCGTATGCCTGCACGGCCTCAGCTTTGGCTTTTAACGCGCTTTCGTGGTCATCCGCAGCGATGGCGCCTGACAGCCTAGAAACAGCCATTCTAGCCCGATAGAGCGCAGCCTCGGCTTGGCGTTGTCCATCCAGGCTTGGATTCCGATCAAAGTAGGCGCTCGCGCCAGCTCCAGCGGCGTCAAGGATGTCACCAATCCAGGCAGCACCTCTGGCAAGCTGCGCCATTTGCCCGATAAACGGACAGCCGGTTAGTAGCAGGGCCAAGAGCAGCGCGAGCAGTTTCATTTGGGCACGCGAAACCCGGCAGCGACGAGGCCCGCGCTCAGTCCGGCAGACAACGCCAGTTGCCACGGCTCGCCTGCGAGCAGCGCAAGGCCAGTCGCGCCCAACGAAGGAATCGCCACCGGCTTGAGTTGCTGGAGCGCATGCGCGACCTGCTCACGAAACGAAATGCCATCGCGAATGAGTGAAACCAGCCACGCGACGAGCACAAGTCCTGCTCCAAGGCTCGGACCAAGCAGCGCCGAGGTCAGACCGCTGGCAACCTGTTCCGGCGTCATTCGACTGTCCCAGGTCCAACGACAAGCTCAAGCAGCGCGTACATTGCCTGCTTCATCGCCTCGTATGTTTTACCGCTTGGATCAACCTGGGCAACGTCGTCAGGACCAAACGTCGAAACCTTGTAGTCCGCTGCGCTTCCATCATCGTTGATGCGGCAATACTGGATTTCGACCGCAATCGTCGGCGCAAGTCGCACCGAAAACGAGTTGATCTTAACGCTGCCAACGGTGATGACTTCTGGCGTATCAAGAATGAGCGGCATTGTAATCCTCAGTGCTTCAACAGAGTGACGATAGAAGTAATGGCGCTAACAGCGAGCGCGCCTACGATGGCAAGCGCAAGGCCACGCCATGCCGCAAACGACTCGTCGCGCTTAAGCTCGCCTTTCGCGGCATGCTCCTCGACGCGTTTGATTCGCACATCGTGCGCGGTTAGCTCGCTTGAATGCGTTTGGAGCAGCGACAGCGTTTCCATATGGCGCTTGTCCTGCGCTTTTTCCTGGTCGTGCATCAGCTCGCGCAAGCGACCTTCAAGCTCAGAAATAGCTAGGTTTGAGCGATGCTCATGGGCGGAAAACTTCTCGTCGAGAAGCGCCTTAAGGTCTGGCGAGACACGCGAAGCCATGGCTGTCCTAGTATCACTTTGCGAACAAAAGCGCATCCATCAGCGACGCAAGCTCGGCCTGCGAAAGCTGCTGGCCACTCAGGCGCTTTTGCTTCGCGGCTTCGCTAGCGGCAACAAGCTCATCGGCTCGCTTCGCCTTGGCCTCACGTTCCGCAATAGCAACGGACCCGTCATGCGCGGAGACAACGTTTTCGAGCGCAGCCTGCTGCTTCTTGGACAAGTCTGCGTCGAACTTAAACGACAGCTCGTCATCGCCCCATAGGATGCAATACGGGCCAAGTTTGAGCGCGTCAATCTGCGCGTGCAGCGTCTCTGCGTCAGCGTTAACCGGACGTGGCAACAGGATTGAATTCATACGCCAACCTCAATAATCGTAATGCCGCTTTGACAGACGCCGCCGTAATATGTCGTCGGACCTGCGTAACCGTTAACGTACAGCGTTCCTGCCACGTTCATGCCTGCGCGCAGTTTAATTGTTGTTGCGACCGCAGCCGTAGACGGCAAAACGGCAGCAAGCGTGTGAGCAGTTGTCACGGTACTATTTACGCCAACGGCGCCAGCAGCAAACGCGCCAACCGATGAATCACGAAAAAGCGCGCTCGTCATCGTAGAAATGGCCGATGGCGTAATTGCGCCAAGCGTCGCGATGATAATCAGCGAGCTTGTTGACGATTGTGGCGTAATGGTCGCGCTTATGAACTGCGTGCCTTCCGTGTTTTGCGGAATCGTATTATCCGCAGGAAGGATGGTAGTGCCAGTTGCAACGCTCTGAATAAAGCTCGTCACAATCTGACGAACGCCAGTTGCGTATCCAGACGACGCGCCTGGAGCTGCTGCCCAAATCGGAGGCAAGCTAGCGCCCTGCGAGGTCAAGACGTAGTTAGCCGTTCCTGCGCTGCCGTTGATTTGTAGGCCAGACGATGGCGTCAGGTTGATGGTGCCAGCAGAGTTGATGGTCGCAGCATTCAGCGAGCCAATAACCGAAAGCCCGGTCGCGGTCGTTTGCGTAACCGCAGTTCCATCGACGTACTCAGTAATCGTCGAAGGACTGCCGGTTGCCGTTACTTCGTAGATTTCAGGCATGGTCAGGTGTTCCCAATGACAGACTGATAACGCACCGTTGAGGCGACGTTGATGGTAAGCGCGCCAGCGGTATTCTGGAACGTCACGAGCGCGTTGTTGCCGCTGACGCTGATGCTTGCGTCCCAGCTAACAGCAATGCCAGCAGACTCGACCGTAGCAGGTCCAAGAACACCAGTCAGAATTGTGGCGCCACCGCCGCCCTGGCGATAGATGCACGCCTGACGAACATATGCAGCTCGACTTGCGCTACCCGTGTCGCGCGCGATGATGCTCGCATCAATCCACACGCACGAGTTGTCAGGAATCGCAATCGTCGCGATAGTGTTGGCAAGAGCGTTCGTTACCTGTGCCGCTCCGGTCTGCACAAACGCTTGCGAACCAGTGAAAGCATCATGCGTTTTTGTGGCAACGGTTTGAGACGTTACCGTATTGATGCGCGCAGCCTCGGAACCAATGTTAGGCGTCTTATCGACTTGCGCCGTTAGGTTGCCAGCCAATTCAAGCACCGGAACCATGCGCAGCGTCGTTGTGCTGCCACTCATGCCAACTTGATGAGTCGTGCCGCTCGCCTGGGTAATCAGTACGCCGTTGCCACTCGCATCCGTAATGATGGCGCCAGTGTTCTGGCGAACGTAGAGCGTTCCGCTTTTCGTTTCATGCGTCGTCATGGCTTAACCTCAGGGAAGCGTCGTCGTGCAAAGGTAAATGGTCGCGCTGCCAGCCGTCGCGGTATTGAGCAGACCGCCAACCGACGTGCCAGTTACTAGCACCGTCGTCGGAGCTGCGAAGTTATCGCAAAACAGCGATCCGCTGAGCTGTCCGATTGTGTTTCCTGGCGCCTGAAACACGTTGAACGCGCTCGCGTACTTATCGGTTGTTCCAATCACGCCAACGCTTAGCGTGTAGTTCGTAATCGTTCCGCCAGTGAACGACGCCGAGTGCTTAATCACGACAGCGTGAAGCACCGTTTTGGCTGGCAACGACGCAAGCGTAATCGAGTTTGACGTACCCGCCGCAGCAAGGTCCGAATATGCAACCGTGTAACTAGTCCACATAAAGTCATCCCTTGCGAGTAGCAGCGCGTGAGGCGAAACGGCGTCGATAGAAATACTGATCATGGTCCGTCGCCTGGCTTTGCATCACCAGTCGATGCGGATATTCGTTGCGGTCGTTCCAGCGGCAATAACCTTGCGCGCTTGCAGCTCAAGCGTTTGTCCACCGTAAACGGCGCAAGTGACGTTGGTACCGTCGCCACGCTGAAGGACGATGTTGGCCGCAACGCCGATAGCGCCGTTTTGCACCTGGATACGACGGCAGAGGCGCTTCTGACCTTTCGGGTCGAGCGACTGCAAGTCGAGGTCCGCAGCGACAGCCGCGTAAGCAATGAAGTCAGGCGATGAATAAAGGTAGGTCGTTGCGCTCATGTTTGCCGATCCGATGTTAACTCAGTTTTTTCTGAACCGCTCCGATAAGCGCCAGCGATGTTTGGCGCTTTTTGTCCTCGTCGCTGTACCGGAACTCCAGCAGCTCCTTCGCGAACCGCATCAGGCTGCGCAGCATACTGGCCTTGTACAGCTTGCATCACCTCTGGCGTCATGGTCGGGTCAGTCGGCATGCCAAGCAGCAATCCGAGTTGCACGCGTTGCAGGTACTTTGGTGCCTTTTTACGGCCTTGTAGCTTGATAAGACGATCAAGCATCTGCGATTGAATGTCCGCAAACGTCTCAGGATATACCGTCCTAACCGCATCGACCGACTCAGGTGTCAGCTTTCCTTCGGCAAGGTCGTCAAGAATGCTTGCTGGATTTTCAATGGCACGCAGACGGTTAAGCCATCCGTGTACCTGCTGCCGCGTCGGCGGCAATGGGGCAGCAAACGGCGTAGGTGGCGCAATAGACGATGGCAGGTGCTTGCTCAGGTAGTCAATCTGACGCAGCCCAGTAGCAACGGCTGCTTGTCTAGCGCGCGGAGCTTGGTCAGCCATCCAGCTCGTTTGCTCCTCAAGTCGCTGACGTACAACTGGAGCCTGCATCGAAAGCTCCTTTACGCGCTTCGATCGCTCGTTAAAACGAACGACAGCAGCTCCAGCAACTGGAGCGCGCTCCGCAATAGCAACAGCGCCATCGCTGACCGCACGAGCTGCGCGACCGACCGCAGCGCCAATGCGACCAGTTTGACCGTTAGCGATGTTCTCTACCATCTGCGCACCACGCAGCATGATGCGAGGCTTCATTAGCGGCGCAAACAGCGCACCAAGCGCAACATTGCCAGTCGCTAGCGATGAACCAAGAACCGCCCCAACAAACGAGTCGGAGCTTCCTGAAATCTCGTCGATGAGATTCTTCGCAAGAGCAGCTTGTACGCCGCGATCTTGATGTCTGAGAATGCGATTATTGAGTACAGCTTGCTCCTCAAAAGCAGCCCTCAATTGCCCCATGTTTTCAAAGTTTCCAAGACGCAGGGCGGCATCTTGCCACTGAATCTCATTGGCGATCTGCTCGCGCAAAGCTCGGTCAGCAAAATCAGTTCCTGGTCGTGCTGCGTTGCGAATGTTATCAGCAATCTTTGTATTGCTCGCAACCCTAGCTCGTCGCCATGGATTCGTCGGATCAGCGCCAAATGGGGTGCGTTCATACCAGTTTGCAAGCAATGCCTCGTTGCTGCTGATGGCGCGCGTCATTGGCGCATTCATCTCGCTCTGCAACTCGGCAGCTCTGCCCCATAAAGAGCGGTTTTCAAGACCTGTACGAAACCGTTCATACATCGGCTCCAACAGGTCACGCATTGTGTTGATATCAGCTCCAGTTGGCGTCGCGATACGCTCAAATCTGGAGGTAGCGCGACCAATTGCGCGCTTCGCCATAACATCAAGTGCACCGTAGAGGTCCTCTGCTCCTGCCGTGCCACCTTTTGCCATGGCAGCATCGGCAGTCTCGACAGCACTGGTTAACTCATGCCGCAACTGAGCCAATCCGGTAGGAGCAAACTCATGCCGACCAGCAGCAAGGGCACGATCGATTTCATCGATCGACTGCAACAACTCGGTTGTCGCAAAATCGCGCTGTGCAATCAGAGCATCGGCGTCGTCAAGCACATTGCCGCGTACAAGCTCAATCTTGAGGTTTCCATCTCGAATTGCTTGGGATGTGACTTGTTGACCTAGAAACTTTCGATCCAGGTCGTCTTGCATTGAGCCAGCTTGTGCAACCCGTCTCTCTAATGGTCCTGCTTGCTGGCCTGCGATTACGTCAGCGATTACGTTGTCAGCATCAAGCGCGATATTACGCCATTCAGGAGTTGCGAGCAGCGCAGCTTGCTCAGCATCTCCAGCACCAAGACCAGCGATGCGCGCCCTGGTTCGCAACAACTGCTCTTGAATGCGACGGCCAAGCGTTGTTCCTTCAAGTTGCTGCGGAATCGCAGCATACGCACGATTGACAGCGCCTCCAAGAGCGCCAAGACCAGCACCGATACCAGCACCAGCAAGACCTGAAGTAAGACCGGCAGCCGCAATCTGGCCAATCTTCTCGCCGCTCAGCTCGTTATCAATGGCGAGACGCGCCGTTTCCTGACCAATGCCCTGTAATGCGCTTTCAACGCCAGCTTGCGTTGCCCACCTGGCAGCCGTTGCGCCAATGCCTTGAGCTGCACCAGCGGCCTCGGCAAGACCAAGACGTGCAACAGCTTCCTCGCCAGCTCGAGCCGCCAAAGCAGCAGGAGTAGCAGCCGCAGCGCGACCAAGAATACCTGCGCCAGCTTCTGGAGCAACGGCGCCACCAGTAAGCAGCACCGGAGCAACCGCACCGGCAAGCGTGCCTACCGTGCGCGTCGTCGGGTAAAGCTGGTCGTATGCCTTGAGTGCCTCACCTGCACCAAGCTCAGCGAGCGCGACATCTGATAGGCCAAGCGTAGCACCGCTTGCAAGGCCAGTTACAGCGGCTCCAACCTGATGAGGAATCGTTCCGTATTCTGATTTGACTTCCTCAAGAGCAATGTCATCTGGCGTTGCTTCAACGTATCCCTGCGACTTGAAATGGCCAAGATCTACGTCATCAACATAAACAAGGTCATTGGTTACAGGCTGATATACGCCTACGCGTGCCATTATTTCGGTGTCCGGTAAATTGGTCGCGTTTCGCCGGTTTGTTGTTCTCCATATTGAGGAACTACAACCTGCATCGTTTGTCCATTTGCAAGCGTTTTTGTTTCTACTGAAACAGGACGTGCAATGGCATTCAAATAGGATTGAGCACTAAACCGTGCCAGATCCTTGGTCGCCAACAAGGTCGCACGTTCGCCACTATCAAAAATGCGAGCAGGCTTAGGAATAGATTCCTCTGCTTGCTTGTAATCGTTGTCGCTCTTACCTCCACGAGCAAGCATTAGTGCCGTTGCAGCAGCCTTGTGCGTTGCGTCTATTTTCTTGGATAGCTCGCCAGCACCCAATCCATATCCGATACCAGTTTTGTCGTTCAGCTGCACAAGCGTTTCCATTTGGCGGCTAAACTCATCAGCAGCGGCCACACGATCTACAGCTTCTTTGGATTTGCTTTCTGGTACGTCGTAATACTTTGGAACCACGGAAACTTGTCCAGACGGAAGCATCCTGCGTTCTTGAAAATTAACGATTCGCTCAGCAACCTTCGGCGTAAGAACCTCCGGTCGTCCAGTTCCAAAACCGGATTCCATCGCCAGTTTTTCTGCTTCAGCGCCAAGTTTGATTCCTTGTGCTTTAAGATTTGCAACTTCTGCAATCTTTTTCTCGCGTTCAATACGCTTATCGATCTCGCGCTCTACCGCAGCTTGAGCGGCAGCCTGAGCGCCAGCAGCAGCGCGCAAACGAGCCGCATCTGCATCGGCGTAGAGCTGGCGCACCTTGAGGTCGTAAAGCTTTTCCTGATTACCAAAGTGAGCCGCAGCGTTCTGCGCAGCAAGCTTCAGCTTCTCCGTGCGAGCTTCACCAGCAAACCGCAGTGACGCATTCTTCAGCGCCTCGTTTTGCCGAGCGCGCGTGTAGTCCATCGCTGACTGATCATCGCCAAACTTTTGCCGCGCAAGGCCATAGATGTTCTGCGACTCGGCCAACGCACCGCGCTTAGTAGCCAGGTTCGCCTTTTGCGCTTCAATGTCTTGGTCGATGTTGCGGTTGAGCTGGTCAAGCGCCGTGTTCTTAAGGCGTCCACCGCTGTAGCCTTCAGCAAATCCTCCAAGAGCAACTGCAAGCAGTGAAAGCGCCTGACCAAAACCTGAGCCCTTGGCCCAGTAGTTTTGCGGGTCAATCTTGGTAGCTGCGATTTCTGTCTTTAACTCCTCCATGTCGCGCAGCCGCTTTGCCTGCGCCTGATCGAACTCAGTACGCATGCGCTCCCAGCGCGCTTGCTGCTCAGCGTCTACCTGCTCAGCCTTTGCCGCTGACTGGTTGTATCGCTCCTGCGCGGCGATGTCGTAACCCATGCCAGCGCGCTCCGTGCCGAGGTCGGCAAGAGCCGCTTCTTTTTGCAAACCAAGCTCCTCAGCCGCAAGGCCAACCGGAGTGCCTGCATAGCGCGCCTGGGCAGCTTTAAACGCGTCCGCTGGCGTCACTGGCTGAGCTGGTGCATATCGCGCTTGCGCAGCTTGCATAGCCTGCTGCTGCATTGATGGCGCAGCTTGCTCATCTGGCCTTGCAAGCATGGGCGGAACACCTTCGTCTTGGCTAAGCTGCTTAGCGGCAGCTTCTTGCATGGCGCGGTATCCACTAACGACCCCAGGAAGCACATCACCAGGCTTTGGAAGTTGCAGCGCGCTCTGCGCCTGCTCTTGCGCAGGCTGCTGAGCCGCTACGTTTTGCAGCCCCATGAGCGGAGCGGACAATTCTCCGATGCGCTTAAGGCCTCCAATGAGGTCCGTGCGCCCTTCAACTGGAGCCGTTGAAACTGGCGTCGTCCACCAAGAGTCAGCCATGTCACTTACCCTCAAGCTTGCCAAGACGCTGATGCAAACGGCCAGCTAAACCAAAAAGTGTTCCGACAGCTTCAGTTGGGTCGATTGCAAGACCGACAGGCGTTTGCTTAACAACATTTCGCGTCACTGGAGACTTTGCCAAATCTTGCGCCATTACTCCAAGACGACGCCCAGGAATGCCAACGCTATCTTTGTAATTGAACCCATACGGGACCGTGTTGTCGAGCGCCTGGTCTGCGATGTTTCCACCGAGTGACTTGTTAAAGTCTTCTTTGTGTTGATTCATCATCGTCGCAAGCTCATCGCCTTTTTCTTGAGCGGAACGATTTGCGCGACGTTCAAAAATATCGCTTTGCTTGTTTAGCGCGTCACCAATCATCTTCGCGTTGCGATCTGCTATCCGTCGTCGATACGCTTGTTCTGGCGTTTCAGGTAGCAACGTCTGCGTCGGAACCTGATATGTGCCAGTCGGAAGCAACACGGTACGGCCAGCGATGTCAGCGGCAGTACGTTCAGCAGGCTGCACGGTGGCGACGCCATATTCGTAATCAGAAATAGGCGGATTCGCCAAGAACGCAGCCGTCTTCGGCATGGCTTGCGCAACATAGGCTTGTGCGCGCGGGTCAATTGGCCTGCTAATGCCAAGCGCAGCTTCGGCCTTAGCGCGACGCTCTGGCGTCATTCCTCGAACATCAAGTCCAAGCTCCGATGAAGGGATAACTTCGCCTTGCGACATAACGTTCGCAGGACCACCCTCGCCAAGATCGGTAATAGCAACGCCCTTAATCGGCATCGCGAGAGGTTGCATGAGCTTGCGCTGTCCGTCATCAACCGCACCGTATTCCTCGTCGAAATTTTCGTCAGTCAAGTAAGGCATAGGTTCTCCAGCAGCAACAGGCGGCGCAGCAACAGCTTTAGCAGGTCGGTTACCAGTGTAAACGATAGCGGTACGCGGGTTTGTTTTGGAGCCAAATTCTCCAATCATCTGCACGTCGTCTGGCGAACCGCCAGGCAGCGCATCCATCATGCTGTCAGCGACGGCTCCACCGGGCTCAATAGCAGTCTTTAGGCGCTCGTCGGATGGCAGCATGCCCAAGGTGCTTTGGAACGCGTTTAGACCGCCTTCAAACGCCTGCTGTTGCCGCGCGCGCTGCTCTTGCGCAAGCTGGTTTTGCTGCGCTTGCTCCCAAAGCTTTTGTTGAAGCTGCTGCTGCATCTGTGCCGTGTCGAGTCCAGCTTGTTGCATTCCGAACTCAGACCTCTGCTGAGCCAAGCCAAGCGCAGCTTGGCGAGCGAACGCATCCTGCTGCTGGCGAATGTCTTGCGCTGCTCCATATCCTTGCGACTCAAGCTCGGCGCCGCTTTGCGCTGCACCTCGAGCTGCAAACGGGTTGAAGCCACGGCGGCCAGCTTGCGCAGCTCCGAATTGCTGCTGCTGCGCGATGCCTTGCCAGAGCTGGCCCTCGGGGCCTTGCATGTACTTGGCGCCTTGAGCTGGCGGCTTAATGGTGCCTAGCGCCTTTTCGTAATACTGGCCGTAGGCTTCGTCCTGAGCAGCCTGCTTTGCTAGCTCCGAGTTTGGATCGACCTGGCCAGACGGGTCAAAGATGTCTTTACGCAGAGGCATCAGAGCAATCCTCCAAGCAGGCTCAAGAAACCTGTACCAGCACTGAGCGCACCCTGGCGAAGTGCCTGCGCACGAGCGTCCTTCTCGGCCTGCAAAGCTCGCTGCATCTCATATTCCTGCTGCAATGCTTGCTGCTGAATGCCTCGGCGCCGCATTTCCTCACTTTGAAGCTGCTGGCCATAGCCAATCTGACGCATGTACGCGCCAAGCTCGGCTTGTTTGGCTTGCTCAAGACCACGCTCGCCTGCTTGCGCTGCCTGCATTGACGTGCCAAACGCTTGCTGTCCGCCACCAAACTGCGCAGCTCGTTGCGCAAGAGGATTTGCGGCTGCGCTACCAACGGCCTGCTGCTGCATGCCTTGGCCAAGCGCCAAGCGTTGCTGTGCCTTCATCTCTGGAGACATTGCCGCAGCAGTCATTGCCTGCGCCGCAGGAATCTCTTGCGCAAACCGCTGCTGCATTCGCTGGCGGTAGTCCTCCTCATACGACGGCGTATAGGAGCTACCAAGCGCCTGCTGCGAGCGCCCCAAAAGCTGCTGGTAGGTTGCTGGCATTGTCTTAGTTCCTCTGCTGCGTTCCCGGCTTGTAGAGCCCGCGCTTGCCCGACAATTCTACGCTGAAACCAGCGCAGTCGTAACCCTGTCCTCGTACCGTGCTCGCGCTTTTCGTATCCTCAATTCGGATCTTAAAGCTCGTGCATTTCTGCTGCTTAACCCGCATTACTTCAAGCTCCTGAAGCTTCTGCGAGGTCAGGTTAGCCTCAGTCCAGGTGTACACCTGCGTCGGCGTATTGCCGTCGAACTCTTGGAACAGCGAAATGGTGAGGTTATGCGCGTCGTTTGACTTGCAGAGCGCAGCTACCTGGCGAATGCGCTGCCAGCCGCTTACCTGCGCTGCCTGTAACCATCCGGTTTCAATCTTGAGCGGTACGTAGATGTTTCCGCTGTCATAGTACGCGCCAAGGTTTTCGTACCAAACCTGACCCTCAATGCCGAGGACGTAATACACGTCCTTGTGCACGCAGGCGCCAATCGGATCGATGTTCACGGTAGCAGGGAACACGCCGTACTTTTTGATGTCCCACCGCGACCACGCGCTTTGGTCAAAGTCGTAAACCATGACCAAGCCATAGCCGTATGACGCGTTACGCAGCGTGAACCGCACATGGTTATCGCGCGGGACAAGCACTGCGCTAGTCACCTCGGTAAACTCGTCGGTCACGTCGCGAATAGCACTACCGATGAAATTGAGCTGAAGATCGCGTCCAAGAACGAACAGACCAGCGAGCGTTTGAAAGAAGATGCCCATGGGGGTCGCAACAACGCTGCGCGCGTCGATGCATCCCGTGTCACTCGCTACCAGCTCAAGGCCGCTGAAGTCGTTACCGCGACCACCATCATCTGGACCGTTGCCAGCGATGGCGTAAATCTTTGACCGTGTAAAGACGATGAGCTTGTCATCGAGCTCGCCCAAGGCCGTGACACTTTCGCCACCTGGAATTAGGTAAGCAAATGCGTCGTTGAACTCAGGCGCAATCGCGTACTCGTTGGCCGTCGTCGGGTTGTAGAGCTTGCTGTACTGAATCCGGTCGCGTCGAAAGAATCCGCCAAGCCATACGCGTTTAGTTCCGACCATGACCAGCGATGCGCCGTCTGGCCCTGCCGATTCGACCTCGGCGCCACTCTGCGTATAGAGCGCGTCGTACTGCTCTCCCATGTCGCGAATGACAGGAAAGTACGACGACGATTGGTCATCAAACGAGTTAACAAACGGCTGCGTACATCGCTGAAACACGCCGTCCTGGTCAGCTCGGAACAGCACGACAGCGAACCGCTTGCCAGCCTGGTACCGTTGCGAAGGACCGACCGTATAGAACGTCACGTCAACGTGATGCCCACCGGCACCACCACCGATTGTGTATGTAACAGTAGGTCCTGGAAGCGAACGAGTTAGGTTTCCTTTTTCGTCGTAGCTTTCAAGGACACCAAGATATGTATAGGTGCCTGCCGTTAATGCCGATGCGCCGTCTGGAGCGTCCGTAATCGTGGCAATGACGGGTCCGCTAGAAAAGCCAAGCTCTTGCGTAGCCTGTCCCGTGTACCAGCTAACGTTTCCTCCACCAAACGTTGCGCTGCCTCGCGTCGTGGCAACTTGCGTAGTTTTGCCGCTAAAGTCCAGCTCAACAAAGTCTCCAGACAGCGTTGGAAACTTGTACGGAACCTGGTTAACAATGCGCTGCGTAGCATAGCGGAATGAGCTGCTGTTCGTTAGCCCAGGTTGCACGGTCTGCATTGAACCGCGCGTAACCGTCCATTCCTGTCCAGGCGTCTGGTTGGACCAAGACGGAACAACGCCAAAGTCATATCGTCCAACCAAGCGATGGCCAGTAATTGGCGGCGTAGCGAGGTCTGAAATCACATCGAAAACGACCTCAGACGCATACCCGTTGTCGTAGTTGACAACGCCTACGGTGTTGCCTTGTCCGTAGCGAACGCGTGCGCCGATATAACACCGAGAGCCTGCAAACCAAGGCTTGGTCAAACCAAACGTGTTGCGCGTGACAACGACAGCTCTAATGGTTCCACCAGCCGTATCGTGGCACGAAACGTTCAGGTCATAGACGGCAGGCGGACCAAGAGCTGCGCAATTAGAGGCGACAACAACAAACGTGCTTCCGTTTTGCTGCCCCTCTACGACAGAACATCCACGGACGAGCCCTACGGATGCGTTATGCGCGAGCTTTGACCACGCAAGCACACCAGCAGGCGTGTACGCGTACAAGTACGTCGAGCCAGCCGTATCAGCACCAACGACGTAGATATAACCGCCAATTGGCCCATCAGCGATTGCGCACCATTCCCATTCGGTGCCTGCTGGCGAATTGATAAGCCAGCTCGTAATGGTCGCCGCATCGTTCATGCGAGCGACGTAGATTGTGCGCGAGCCAACTGGGTTTAGCTTAACGTAGCAATAAGCCCATTCGCCATTCGCACGCGTCGTTGCGTCGTAGTGGCGGTCATTGCCAGCGTCGCCAGCAGCGTAGGTGTACAGGTCAAGATGACTGATAGACAACGCAGGCGTCGTCGTTGGAGCAGACGATACCCATCGGTACCAACGCAGCGAGGTTGATGCGTATCGAGCGCAGCCGATAAAGACCGAATTGGCGCCACCAGCAGCGTTTGCAGGACATGCGCGCACGGCTCCAATTTCGACGTTTGGGCCAGCGTCGCTGATAATGGTCGTTGTCTTGACAAGCTCGTTGGATGCGCCTTCAATCTCGACTTTGTATACCAAGCTTGTTGCCGTTCCGGTTCCTGGAATCGCTCCAGCGAAACGCATCGTCGATGCGGCATGAATGGTGTAGCCGTGCGTATGGCACGAGTCGGACGAAGGGATGCTAAGCGCATCCGAAAACACCGTGCGCTGCAAGCCGGTGAATGGCGATAGGTCGCCACGTTCGACCCATGTTCCGCTGCCTACAATGGCGTTCGTTTCGTTGTACGCCCAGAGCTTGCGATACCCACGGATAAGCAGCTCGTCGCCGGTCGAAAGCAGGCCACGGGCCGTTCCGTCGCTGGTAAAGCCGCTCGTCGTCATAGCAGTAAAGCCGTGACGCTTTGTTAGGCCGTTGTTGCGCCGGTAATAAGCGTTCGTAGCTTGCGCCAAGCTCTCAGGCTCGCGCAGGCGTTCGTCAAGCTTCTGGTCGATACCTTTAGAAAGCGGAATGAAGGCTTGTGCGCGCGGCATTAAAACACCCAGGCGTCGATGGTAACCGCTCCAGCGCCAGCATTCACCCAGCTAATTTGAGTGCTCGTCAGCGCCGATTGCGTAAACAAGTAGACCTGATGGCCTCCGATCATCTTTGTGATGATGTAGCCGCTCGGGACATGCCCAAGATTATGCGACACGGTGACGCTGCCAGCGGCAGGAACGACGACATCGCGCAGCAATACGCCTTTCGCGAACGGCAATGTGTTCGCGTCGCGACGTTGCGCATCGACAGCTAGCGCAAGCTGAGACTTTGCAAAGCTGTCAGACTCGGGCCGGATGCCCTGCTTTGGCATGACGCGAGCGCGCGCCATACGTCACCAGTTCCAGTCGTTGCGAAGCCTGCGAGCGCCGTACATGCCCCAATCCATAATGCTGTCTGAGACAGTTTCGGGCATGCCAGCATCGCGGTTTCCTGCGAGCTGGTCAATCTGCTGGTCGAGCGTCGAGCGTTGCGCCTGAAGCGCCGCAGCTTGCTCAAGCGATTCTTCTTTGTTGAGCATGTCGATGGCTGCGCCATAACACGCCCAATCCTCCCATCCGTTGATGCCGTCAAACGTGTCGGCATCGTTCACAAGCTCGATGAACGCTGGCAGGTAATGGATGGTGAACGAATGGTTTGCAGCCTTGCATGCAGGACGGATTTCAATGTCCTGGCTCATCAGGCGATAGCGGTAAAACGTTAGGTCAGAGCTTGCGAGGTTCTCAAGATATTTTAGCTCTGGCCACTGCTTTAGGTTGAATTTCGGAACCCAAATCACGCGCGTGCCATCCGTTACCGAAACAGCAAGAAGCTGCATGAACGGAGGCGAAAAGAATGAGGTCGTAATTGTTGAGCCAAGAATCGCAACGACCGTCGAAACGGCGTAGTAATCGTCACCACGAGCAGCGATGAGCTTGTTGTATAGCTGCTTGATATGGCGATTGATTAGCCGGTTTAGCTCGGCGTCCGTAACGAACGCCTGAGCCTGGCTGGAGGTCTGCATGTCCGCCATTTCGCGGGCACGCGTTCGCATTTCTGCGAGGGTCACGTTGGCGGCCATGCAGACCTCACTCTATCAGGTGTCGTAGCCGTAGAACGAAACGATTACGACTTTGCCCGCCTGGTCCGACGGAGCCGCCGCACCCTGGGCGAAAGTCGAAATTTCGATCTTGTTATCAACCGTGCCGCCAGCAGTGATGGCATCGACGCTGGCAAATTTGCCGGTGGCGTCAACCATCTGAGCGATGGCATCGATCTTTGAATAGCGACGCTTCAGCGTCACAACGATGGAACCGCCAGCATCTCGGACAGCCGAGAGGACGATGCCACCAGGGTCAACCACTGCCGTGGGGTTTGCGCCAGCCGCGCCGGTAAACCGGAACGACCCCACCGTAGCGCCACGAGCGTGCGCATACGGATGGTAAAGGCCCTTTGCCGTCGTACTCATCAGAGCACCTGATAGTTGACAATAAAGGTCGCGCCGGTCAGCACAACACCAGCTCCAGTGGCCGCGATTTCAATGTAACCCGTGCTTGCAGCCGGGATAGTCTGACGACCACTGAACAGCGTAATCGCGGTTCGCGCAACCCAGTCACCAGTACCGCCGCTGCCAGCGGTTTGCGTTTTGACGCTTCCAATAGCCGCGCTAAGCGCACCGCCAGCCTGGTTACCAGTCTTAAAGTTGATCGTCTTGTATGCGGCATCGTTCGCAGTAAGCGCAGCACCCGGAAGAATGATGATGCTCGTAACAAGCACGTCATACCCAAGAGCTTCGATCGGGAGCGCGTAGCTGGCACCAGCCGAGTCGAGCGCGACCGGGATAATAACCTGGCGATAGCGCAGGGCATAATCCACATCGTCGGGATTACCAAGCGCGTGAGCCGGGGCCTTGATAAGGTCAGTCGAGGTCTTAATAGCCATTTTCGTATTCTCCTAGTTGGCCGCTTATCACGCGTTGTCGAAGTCGATAAGAACGTTATCGACCGGACGCTGGCAAATGAGGTTACCGTACATCTTGAGGCGGAACTCAATGCCATCCGACGCGCTCTCGCGAAGGAACCGGCGACCGTCCTCCTCAGCGAAGTGCGGAGCATCGCCAAGCGTCGGGAACTCCCACGCGCTACGGTTCGTCATGAGGCCGTAAGCATAGGGGCAGGTCGGGTCGTCGAGCACCGTAAGCGAGCCGGAGCTAGTCACGAGGTTGAAGCCCTGGAATCCGACCCTCGCCTTGCCAGCCGACTGCACATCGACGAAAGCCTTGGCCTGCATCGACTTCTGAAGCTCGGCAGCGCGCTCGCTATTCATCCAAACGGTGTCAAACTTGCCGCCGTTCGTCTTGCCACGCGCAAGCGCGTCGAAAATGATCTCCTCAATCGTCTTAGCGCCGCCCTTGACGCGCGAGCCAGCAAGGCGAACCGGGTTAACCGAACGGTCAACGCCAAAGAACGGCGTGGCCGACGGCGCCGAGGTGGGAATCCACGCAAACACGCCGCTGATACAGTTTGAGTTGCCAACACCGGCGAGGAAGTCACCAGCGCGACCGAGAAGGTCACCAACAATCGGATCCGCAGCGCCGCCAAGCTTGGTCACGGTAACCGTGCCAAGGTCGAGGTCCACCGCAGTAACCTGGTACGAACCAGCATTGATAACACCAGCAGCCGACTTGATCTCGCAGACCATGCCGACCTCAAACTTCACGCAATCTCGACGGTCGCTAAGCGTAATGACGCCAGCCAAGTAACCGTTAACCGTGCCGCGCACGCCGCTACCATCGCTCCAGACCTGGAAGGCCATGGAACGACCAAACTCGTAAGCAGCCGCGTCAACCTGGGTCTTGATCGCCTTCGCGATCGCGCCCTTGTTCGACGCGGACGCCATCATCGTCTCGTTATCGATCGAGCCGAGGACGTAATCCTTCTTACGCGTAACGTTGAATTTCGCGAGCGACGGAACGCTCTTGCCGTTCAGCGCGGTCGCAAAGTCGGTCGAGCCACGGATGCCGCTGAACATCGCGTTCGACTGCTTGCTGGCACCTTCGAAGTCATACGACTTCGGAACCCACGCCAGGAACGGCGACTCGGGAAACCAAACTTCCTCAAGCGAATCGGGATAAAGGATCTTCAGCGCGGAGCTGAAGGACGACATGTTCAAAGAAGCCATTGTAAACCTCAGTCAGTAAACGGTTGTTGAGTAACCGTGCGCTGACTGAGGTCCGGTAGCTTCTCAGAGCACCTTTGCCGCTGCTGCCAAACGTTCCTCTGGCGTCATCGCACGTCGAGCGCCACCAGCATCGGCGGCAACTGCGTTCGTAGGAATGTACCGGCCAGAGCCGTTGCGAGGCCGTGACGTGGCCTGATTCGCCATCCGCTTTTCGGCATTAGCCGCAGGCGCGGTAGCAACCCGTGCTTTCAGACTATCAGTTAGGCCGTACTGGTCAAGCGTGTCCTGCACAATATTGTTAACCGCTTGCAACACTTCAAAGCGTCCAACTTCATCGCCTCGGCCAACGTAGAATTGCACGGCGTCAGCGATGCGACCTTGCAGCGCCTTATCGTTCAATCCCTGAAGCGCAGGAAAATGCTCGGAATACTGCTTGGCAAGCTCAACCAGCGTCGTAGTTTCTGACTGCGTAATCTGCGCCACCTGCTCGGCATAGATTCGCTGCCGCTCCTCCTGCACGCGTCGATTGCGCTCGGCATGCAGCTCGGCGCGCAGCTCGGCAAGCTCCTTTGCGATGGCGCTATCTTGCTGCTTCGGCTGCTCCTGCTCGCCATTGATGTATGCGTGCTGGAGTCGCTGGAGGTATTCGGTCGGCGTAATGCCAGCGATGGACGCCAGCCGCTCGACGGCGCGGATAGGATGACCCTGCATGAGCAGCGCGACCTCTTTAGCCGCTGCCGTTTCCTGCTCGAGCTGCTGCGCGCGCGCCTCGAGCTCCGCCGCACGTTTCGCGTTTGCCTGCTGGTAGCGTCGAGCGGTTGCCCATTCGGCAGCCAGGTCGCGTACCATGTTGCGCGGCTTAGCTTCCTTCTTAGCTTTCTCCCCATCGGCGTCCGCAGGCTTTTCTTCGGATGCCTGCTCTTCGACCTCTGCGGCCTCCTCTTGAGGCTCCTCGGATACGGGCGCAGGCTCGGTAGGCGCCTCACCGCCAAGCTCGCCAAGAGCCTCGGCAGCGGCAGCAATTCGGTCGTCGATAGTTGCGCTGCCCGTCGCAGCAACGGGTGCGCTCGGCGTCGTTTCGGTTGTTTCGTCAGCCATCTCTCTCCTCGTTAGCTAGGCAAACCAGGCATGGGGCCTGGTGGCATTGGCGGCATCATCTCAGGCGGCATGGCGCCCATGTCCATCGGACCAGGCATTGGTCCCATCGGCGGTCCCATATCTGGTGCAGTCGGCATGGCTTGCGCTTGAAGCATCTGCACATGTGTCAGGAATTGACGGAGCAGGTCCACGCGCTCCTCTGGAATGTCATCAAGCTCGGCGCGCTGGATGGCCAGCGTCGTCTCGCGCAGCGCGAGCGCAAGGTCCATCGTTGGCTCAGGCGGCATGTAGACGTTCTCGTACATCATCTGCGAGAGACGCTTGTGGATTAGCTCAATTGGAGCCACGACGCGGTTACGCACGCTTTCCAAGTCCGGCACGTCGAGCGCCAGCTCGTAGAAGCTCTGCTGGTCGATAACTCCAGCGCCAAGCATGTCTTGGAGCACCTGAATCTTGGCCGCAGGATTGGTCGGGAATGCCGACGTTGGGAATACGCGAGCACGGAACCGGCCTTCCTCAAGATTGATGTCCTGCCAAGCGATGCGCGTCGTCCTGGTCGGACCATCGCTGCAAATGATCTCGTGCGACGGGTCATCGTCTGCAATCTCGCGATGCAAAGCCACGATCCACTTGGCAAGGTCAACGTAGAGGTTTTCGTATTGGCGCTCCAGACCAATGAACCTGCGCGATTGAACGTCGTTGTACACCTGAAGCGCGCGTCCTGAGTTAAGACCAGCAGGCTTCATCGACGTTGCCGCAAGCTCTGACGCGCCCATGAGCTTGAAAACGCGCTGCTCGCAGGCTTCAATGTATGCCGCAATTTGCGGATGCATGACCGCTGGAGTCATCTGCTGCGGAGGCGGCCCATCGTGCTCGACGATGGCGCCAACCTGGTTAACCATATGCGCCTTTACGACGCGCGACTGACGCCCAATAAACCAAAGCGCCGTCGCGTTCAGGCGCAAGCTCTCATTCCAGCGACGAAGGACGCGGTTCAATTCGATCTGCGTCGGAGCTGCGCGCTGCACGAGCGACAGGCCCCAGAATCGACGAAGCGGCTTTACCGCACGGATGAAAACGAACGGAGGCTCGTCGTAGGTGTACGGCTCGTCGTACAGCACCGCCTCGTTGATTACGAGAACGTGACGCCCATCGTCGCCACCTTTGCGCGATGGAAGGTGAATCGCTTCGATGACCTCAACGATGTCCTGGCCGCGCGGCCCATCGGCAAACCACGAGTTATGGTCAACCGTTGCAGCCGATTCGATATCCTGCGCCTTGTCTGGATACAGCTCGACAAGCTGGCACTTGTCCAGAAGGTGGCGCACAAAGAACGAGCGCGGCATCACATCGACAGCGCCTCGGTCATCGACCAGGAAGTGCGGCGGATAGATGCGCTCAACGATTACTCGCGACGGGTCGGAAGGGTCGCGACGAGGACGAAGAATGCCAAGGCCAGCAATGACGGCATCGCGAGCAGCCTGCTCAGCAAGTTCGTGAACATTGTTGTAATCAAATTCAGCATCGCAAAAGTACGTCAGTTTGCGCGCGCGTTCCTGCTCAAGCCAATCGCCTCCGACCGTTACGAACATCGGTCGAGGTCGTGCCTGCGTAACCTCGGAAATGACGGTATCTACCGCCAGCGCGAGAACGTTACGCGTGACGGTTGGCTGCGATCGCAGCTCAATGACGTTTTCGGGTACCGCCGTTTCGTCGCCATACAGGCAGTACGCCTCAAGCATCTGCATGCGACGAGTGCCCGTAGCCATGTCCACGGCGCGAGCTGCTGCAATCGTTTCCGATGCGAGCAGCGATTCGGTAGCAAGCCACCAACGATTCTTTGCGTAGTCCATAGCTAATGCGGTAAGTGTATCACGGCCTTGGTTCCCATCTCCCAAGGTTTGCCGTCAGCGATCCTCGCCTCTCGCTGGCGGCTTTTTCATGCCTTCGGTGGTCGTCCGCGCTTTTTCGGCGGCTCGGTAGCCCACGGAATGTTCGCAAGGTGGTCAGCCTCACGCGCTGCGAGGCCCTTGAGGTCTGACTCAATCGCAGGCTCGTGTTCTGCCTCTACCTGCTCATCGACTGTCATGCGCCGCACCATATGCAGCGGATACACCTCATCGCCAGCCATCACGCCAAACGACAAAAGTCGCAGGTCAGCTACATAGCTATCGCGTCGAGCAGCATCGGTCGATTGTAGGTATGCGACTCGCGAATTGGTGCCTGGAGCCTCGCAAGACTCACGAAAGATAACGCGCTTCAGTTTCATTCCATTGGCTCCATCTTACGAAGTCGAATGCCAACATGGTCAAAACGACCATCGTCATCGTTTGCGATTTCCTCAAGTCCGGTAGTCGCAAAGTCATCAAGGCTTCGCGGCGGCATTAGCGGGCCAAGCTCAACCTCCAGCTCGCCAGCTCGGAGCTTCGTTACGCCATGCGCTCGCAATACATGCAACATGACGCCGAGGTCCTCAACGTCAATCCCACTCAGTAAGTTCGCTTTGCGTGTCGTCATCGTCTCCACCTCGAAGCCGTCGCGCTAATCGCTCGGCCTCCTCCATCTCCCATGGCTCCCATCCATCTGGACCAGAAGTCAAACCGCGCTCAGGTTCGCCTACTGGCTGCGCCAATGCAAGCGCAGCAGCGAAAGCATAGTCACAATGCCTGCCGCCAGCGCGCGGCAATTCAATGCTGATGCCCGATTGAGTCACGCGCTTACGGACGCGCCTAATATCGTCGAGCAGCTCGCAAATGGGAGGAAACTCGACTTTATGCGACAGCACCAGCGTTCGCATCGACTCAAACAACTCGACCTTGCGCGCCGCCGTAATCGCTTCGCTTGCTAGGTAAACACCATGGCGCGCACCAATGTCTGCCAGCGCATCGGCTGCCCACTGGTCGGTGCAAACGCGCGCAATGTTGTACGGTCGAAGCTCTTCTGCAATCTCGCGCAATACCTCATCAGGTGACAGCGGAGCTCCGCGAGTCGCTTGCCACTGACGAGCCATAACAACCGATAGCTTGCCGTTTGCCAAACGCGTGCAGACAACCAGCGTCCATGCGTCAGCTCGCGTCGCTGGATCCATTGCTGCGACATAATGATGCCCAGGTTCAGGCGGTAACTCGACAGCATCACGACGCACAACATGCGCCAGGTCGTCAGCGGTAAACAATGCCGATTCAGGGTCGGCAAATTCGCCTAGCACATCCGTACGAAACGCCATCGGGTCACGGCGCCGCAGCTCCTCGCAACGCTCAGGCGTCCAATAAACCGGATTCATCGCAGGTCCGACGGCACGAATAACGACGCGCTCTGGCGCTGGAGCTTGCCAATGGTCGGTCACTAGCTTGTATGCAGGACCAAACGGAGCCCACGGCGAACCGATGCCACAAAGCTGCGCGCCTGGAAGTAAGCGACCACTGACAGCCGTCCTAGCGTCGTCAAAGTTCACCACGCCATCGTCACCGCCAACCATACGCGTGAACTCGTCGAACACGACGCCAGCAGACCAGCGCGCAACGAGCGAACCGCCAGCTCGAGCACCTGCCACAATCTTGACCTCGACCGGAACGCCGCTCGGATGCTTAAACAATATTGAATCGCTGGTCGGCTCAGCAGCCGTTAGCCGCTTTAGCGAGCTTGACGCGAGTGCACGTCCGACAACGTGTTGATGCACGACGCGAGCAAGGTCCGTCGTCAGCGAAACGACGGATACGCGCGGTACCTCGCCAGGACCAAGCAACGACATGTCGCATCGCTGCGTTGCGCATACGCTAACCGCTGCCGTCAGCAGCGACTTGCCAGAACGAATTGGCCCGACAATATACAACTCTGCTGGTCTGGCGCTTGGTAGCTTTGCAACATCACCGACGGACCACTTGAGCGCCGCTCGCTCGCGAATGTCCGCAGCATATGCGCCAGCATTGGCGAGCAGCGGAATGCGTTCTAACCCGTCAAGCGGCCTACCGTCAGCGATGCGGCAAATGGCCTGCTGTAACGGAGTCGCCGTCGCCAGGCCAAAGCCATTCGGGCTAAGCAACATGCGCTCAAGGCTTGGACCTACCAGGCGCGCCGCGTAGTCCAACGTCTGCAGGTCAATTGCCATTCATGGCTCGTGCGCGCTCAACTTCCAAAGCTCGCGCTACGTTTTCTGCTGCGTCCTCAAGTAGCGCCAACCGTTCGCGAGCTGGCAACTCATCAAGCGAAACTTGGCGCGCGTTGTCCTCGTCCGTTTCAATCGGCTTTGGCGCACCAAATACGCGCACGATAAGCAGCTCGCTAGCTTTCAGCTCAATGCGCGGGTCGCCGCAGTCCATCAGCTCAGCGAGCTTGCGAACCGCAGCGACCGACAGCTTGCGCGCCTGGTGCATGGCATCGCGCATTTCCGGCGTCCATGCCCTAGATATTTTGCCTGACGCGTTCCCGTTGTCTCCGCCTCGCCAGCGACCATCGGGGCCTTGCACAATTTCGCCAGCCACCTTCGCCATCTCGTTTAACTCACTTCTTCGGAGCCTTCTTTTTGACCTTCTCAGGCAGCTTTGCGCGCTGCTTTTTGGTCGTGTCGGCTTCCATCTTCTTCGCGGCCTTCGGGTCAGTCGCCCAAAGGTAGCGTTCCTGCGCTTTTGACTTCAATGGCATGTCAGTCCTCGTATCCATCTTCTTCAGACATCATCCCAGGCTGCGAGCCAGGTGCGCTCTTGCGACCGCCACCAGTAGGAAGCTTTTCAAGCAGCTTTACAATCTCGCGCTGCACGTTCTTCGGGTCGCCCTGCTTAACAGGCTCCATACCGATGAGTGCAATCGCGTTGTCGCGGAAGTCTTGCGCGCCGCACTGGTAGCAGTCGCCGCACTCGCACTCGCCGCCCATGTCTCCCTTACCGATTTTAACTCCGATACTCAGTGGCATACTTGATAGCGTCGCACACGGACGATTCGATAGCTAGAGCCTTTGCGCTGTCCGTCCATTGCTACCAGCGTCGCGCGCTTCGCCTTGGCTTGTTCGCGATTTGTAAACCAGTAGATGGCCTGACCACCAAACCGGACCTCCCACTGCTCCGATATGAGCTTGCGTCGAGCGCCAGTCACCTCGAGCTGCGCTAGCTTGCGCTCCGCTTGGTTTAATTCGCGTTTGAGTCGCAGCAACAAGTCAATCATAGCCACCTCTCATCAAGCACTACCTTCGGGTCGTAACCGCGCGCTCGGACCTTGCCTTGCACAATCGACTTTTGAACACGCCGCATGGCGCAGTCAAAAGATTCGCGGTCCAGGCCGATTCCGTCTGGCTTTTCTGCCAGCAGCTCACGCAGGGCCTTTGCGCCAAACGCGTCACCATAACGCTCTGCCGCATCAGCCGCCTTTAAAGCTACGCGCCTCTCAGTAGCCGTCAACGGTGGCAGCGGCCTTGAGTGCCGCCAAAGCTCGACTTCGACACCGAGCAGGTTGCAGCACTTTAAGAACACGGCCTCAGTCATGTTCTTTTGGCGCAAAAGCATCTTGATGCGTTGCCGGTCGCACCCATAGGCCTTGGCAAGGTCGAGCTGCGACCAGCGGAGTTCTGCCATGCGGGAGCGCAGCATTGTCGCGAATGCGCCTGGCTTACTCCGTTTGTTCACGCAGCTCCTCAATCCGTCGCCTTACGCGCTCTACCGTCGATGCCTTGAGCCTGCCCATTGGCTGCATCAGCTCAAAGTAAGTTGAGTCTCCGACTCGCAACATGCGTGCGTTCGCTTTTCCTGACGTGCTGAGCGCGGCGATGAATGCGCGCTCCTCGTCGGTAAGTCGTCCGCGTTTTAAGTCAAAACGTGGAATGCCTGCGTTTGCCCAGTTCATTCGTCCGACTCCGGTTTGGACATGTTCAATCGCTCGTTCAATTGTTGCGCCTTATCCGACGCGCTTTTCCATGCCTTGCGCAACGTCTCAACGCAATCCACTAGCATCTCGACGTTTGCGCGTTCCTCGTCCAGTCCCGCAAGCGCCTCCAGCTCCCTCTTCTCGGCAGCGCGGAGGGCTACACGCATACGCTCTAGCTCCTCATCGTGCGCGATGTTTAGCGTGTACGTTCCAGTCGGAGTAAGGCGGCGCAGGCGGTTTAGTTCCTCGCGCTCGGCGTGCACGCACTTGCCGCAGTAGACGGCCAACGACTTTTCGCAGTTGATGCAGTCTCTGACCTCGCTCACCCGTCCACCTCTCCTCGGTTATCGCAACCTCGTTTCCCATCTGGCCACGGTTGCAACGCAGGCATCTCGCGCAGCCTAGCAATATCGTCCTCCAGCAGCTTACGGAGGTCGCAACCGCTCGTAATGGCATCACGCCGGCGAGCGTTCCACATCCGTAGCCACTCAGGCCAGCTAACCATTGAACGTCCCCCTTGCTTGAATGCGCTCAGCCGTCGCGGGGCATACCGCCGTCAGGTCGTAGTCGTCTGGATAGCCGTACTCGACTCGATGTTGACGTAGGTACGCCACGTAGCCGTTGATGGCTTCCATGCCGTCAGCAACGGTAGCCTTGTCGGCAACGCCACCGTGCGAGTAGACGAGCCACTCGCGCGGCCTGTCCATCATCGACCACTCATCGCCTGAATCCGTCGCAGTCTCGCGTTGCATGTCTTGCATTCTCCATCTCCACCCGCGCATCGCTTCCACGTTTGCTTAGCTCCGACAATGTTGCGCCTGCAAAGCGGACGCTTGGTACCCAGGTCGAACACATGCGCCATAAAGCGCCGTGTGTCCGTTCTCTGCATCCACACTAGCCGGTCGATCAATGCAGCTCGTATCGTTCGCCTCGGGTTAACCACGGTGAACTCGCATCAGGTCTAGCACTGTCCCCCGTTCTTGTAAACGACGGACTACACCTGTCCCGTATTTGTCCATGAGCTGTTTTGGACTCATCCCCACCGTGGCCG